GCCGAAGAATTGGGTACTTTGATAGCCCGTCTGAAATTCATCATCTGCGGGCCGGTCAAGGGTGGGGCAGGTCTTCGCACTACCTTGCAATACCACTATGCCCAGAACACCACAGAGGTAAAACTGGAGTTCACGGACTCGGAACCAAAGGCTTCCCAAAACACTACGGATTTACAGAACAAGACCTGCTTGACGACGTAAGGAGTTTACTAGGTGAAAGCAATAGCGATAGCAACAACTGAGGGGAAGTGTCTGCCCGTACTGGCCGCCTCCGTGACCTTCTACGTCCCGCAGGATGTGACGGTATTCCTAGCCGGTAGCGACATTATCTTCCCGCGCCACAGGACTGTGAACCTGCCAAACGACGCGACCAACTTTGGCGATGCCTATAACGCCGTGGTTAAGCGAGCGTTTGAGGAGGTGGACGAGGTCGTGGTCTGTAACGACGATATTGTGTTCAACCCTACCACCTGGAAGTTGCTTGGCGAGGACGTTGCGTTTCTGCGAGACAAAAGCATCCCCCTCGGCTGGGTAGCCGCTAGGTCTGATTATGCCCGAGGTTTGCAGAATATCCGGCTAGGGCAGGGAAAAATGGAGTGGTTCAGGTACGAGACCGAGAACCTTATTAACATCACCGATGTTATAGCCCCGATTTGTAGTTACATACACAAGGACGCATGGGTGGACTTCCCGCCCCTGAACTGGTACTCGGACGACGTGCAATGCTTGGACATCCAGAAGAAGGGTTTCCAGCACGCCATCAGCAGGGCTTACGTCCACCACGTCGGTTCTCAAACGTGTGGACGCAACGCGCAGGAACTTATACAATCTGCCCAACCTTGGATTAAGGAAAATAGGCCGGAGTTATACGAACTATGGTTCAAAGGACATGATTAGCGAAGACCGTCTCAAAAACTGGGGTTGGTGGTGTGCATACGGGCCTCTTGGCCCAGAGGTTCGTACCCGCGCAGCCAGCGCAGAGGGGAACTACGAATCCGAGGATGTCTTTGAGGGCGAGGAACCAAGGATAGAACCCGATATGTTGGACGGGCAGGAAGTAGAGAACGCGGTTAGGGTTTTACCCGATATAAGCCGCAGGGTTTTGAAGGCAAGGTATATCCAGTACCCGTACAACTTGAGCCACAATGTAGCCCAGAGATTACGGATGAGTACGGATAGGTTAGAGGCAGAATTACACATAGCCAAGAGGAGGCTGTATGACCGATTACAAAGAAATAGTCCAAGGTTCACAGGAATGGTTGGAAGCGAGGCTGGGGTTTTGCACGGCAAGTAGGGTTAGCGATGCCTTGGCGGGTAAGGATACCGAGACCCGCAAGAACTACCTCTGGCAGCTTGTAGCAGAAAGACTCACCAAGACCCAACAGGCTAGTTTTGCGCCCAACGCGGCCATGCTTCGCGGAACTGAGCAGGAGCCTATCGCCCGCGCCGCCTACGAAGCCCATAGCGGGGTTTTCGTAGACCAAGTAGGGTTCGTTCCACACCCGACTATAAAATGGCTAGGAGCCTCTCCTGACGGCTTGGTGGGGGATGATGGTCTGGTAGAGATAAAGAACCCGAACACGGCCACGCACCTCCAGTACAGGAAGGCGGGCAAGGTTCCGACCAAGTACAAGAACCAGATGATGCTCCAACTTGCCTGTACGGGTAGGAAGTGGTGCGACTTTGTGAGCTTTGACTCCCGACTGCCGGTTAGCAAGATGCTGTTCATCGTGCGGTTCGAGCCCGAGCAAAAGGAGATAGACGAGATGCTAGACAAGATTCAGGTGTTTTTAGCAGAAGTGGAGGCCGAGTGTGACGATTGATGACCTGGCGGTAGAGGCGGGACTGTTCTTGAAGGAGGGAGAGTTGCTGTTTAACTTCCACGAAGACTCTCGCACCCAGTTACAGAGGTTTGCGGACATAGTGCGCGAGGAGGAGATGTTGCGGTGCGCTAGGATGGCAGAGGAATGGGGATTTAAGAGCTTGGCTCAGGAGATGAGGGGTTGAGCCAGCAGGTGATGATAGAAGCCCTGTATCAGGAGATTATGGGCGTTCTGGAGAAGTTTGACGAGGCGCTCCCTCTGGCCTCTGTTGTGGGTGTCTTAGAGGTAATCAAGTTTCAGCTTTTGAATAATACGGAGGAAGACGAATGAGAGACGGACTTATAGCTGCACACTTCTACGCGCAGGACGCGGCATGGTTCTTACTATTTATGCTTGGCGTTATTATCTTCGCGGGGTGGACAGAGTGGCGGCGTGGTTAATAGCCGGTATCGGTGTTGTATACCTTGTGGTGGCGGTGCAGTTGCTATTACAGGGTAAGGTGGGTCTGGGCGTGGCTTTCTTAGGTTATAGCCTTGGCAATGTGGGTCTTTATATAGCAGCCAAATAGGAGAAGTAAATGGAATACGATAATACGAATAGCGGTGTGTTGTTTAAGAACGAGTCGGACAACGAGAAAGCTCCAGCGTACAAAGGCAAGTTAAACGTAAACGGGACGGAGTACCAACTAGCCGCGTGGATTAAGACCGGCAAGTCTGGGCAGAAGTTTATGAGCCTCAAGGTGGAACTGCCGAAACCCAAGGCAGAGCCGAAGCAGCAAGCCTTAGAGGACGACATCCCATTCTAAGCCAGCAACAACTAAAAGCCCTGTTTGATTACAGGCGCGGACGACTTGTGTGGAAGCCTCGACCCATTGAGGCTTTCGCCAAGTATTCTGCCTACGTCATGTGGAACCGCAGATATGCGAATAGGGTTGCCGGTCACATAACCCCTCGCGGTTATCGCAAAATTGCTATATTCAAGAAGCCTTACTTTGCCCACAGGATTGTCTGGGCGTATCACTACGGGTACTGGCCGGAGCAGGTTGACCACATAAACTGCAAGTTTGCCGATAACAGGATAGGCAACCTCAGAGAGGCTACGCAGACAGAAAACCGTTGGAACTCCAAACGCAGAATCAAAACCAAGTCAAACGTAAAAGGTGTCTACAAGCGGGGAAAAAGGCTTTACGAGGCGCACATAATGGCCAACGGAAAGAGGTACTATTTTGGGAGATTTGTTCGAAAATCTGACGCAGCCAGAGCCGTCACCACCGCAAGAAAAGCGTTGCATAAAACATTTGCTAGGGCTGGTTAATAGAGGAACCTTTACCGCTACCCCAGAGGAGTTCTATCAGATAGTGTTATCAGAACATGAGGCGAAGATAGAGGGGCTGGCAAGGTATGTTTTGACGCTTCCGACAAAGGAGGCGAGGAGGAAGTGGCTTGACCAGTTTGAGGCCAAGCACAATTTGACCGTAGCAGAGGAGTTACGGGAGAGGATTACTCAGATTCATAGAGAGCGCGTTCGTGCTTCCTCCGCTTAACTAGACCAGGCAGTTCCTTACCACCGGCTTTAGTCCACGCCATAAACCCTTCCGCAGCACCCTCAAAGTCGCCACGGTTGTGCTTCATGCGGATGGTTGACCTTTGGAGGTTGCCAAGCCCGACGTTGAAGGAGAAGGAAACCAGAGCGTCAAACCTGCCTTGAGTAAGTCCACCTGGACAGAGGCGCAGAACACCTCGCTCGAATGTAACCAAGTCTGCTGCAAGGATAGCATCGACCTCAGCCATGCTAAGAACTCTGTCCCACTCTGGGGGAAGTGGTATATTTTTGCGCTCATTGAACGGAACCCTTATATGGCTTTGGTCTATGACATGGCCAACGGCCACAGACCAAATTAGCGCGGGGCAACGGTAAGGTTTTGTCCTTACGCCTTCATCCTTCTTTATGCCCTCAATCGCTTCCTTGCTGACTTTCACTTCTTACCCCATTGCCTACTTCCGAACCAGAACGCGATTATTCCTGAGAGTAGTGCCATCTCGTCCTCGGAGAAGATGACATCCGTGGCGGCGACAAACTGCTCCACGTCCATGCTACCTAACCCACCGCGGAGCAAGAAGTAGGTAAGAGCTATGTTAATCATCACTAACTCTAGTACGAATATAAAGGTAACCGCAGGACGCACTATACCGTTCAGGTTCACGACCCAATTGGAAGCCCTAGCCATGATAGCCTTGTCGTGGTCTAAAGCTGCTCCCTGGCGGTCTGCATCGGTCTGAAGGGCTATCTGGTCTGTACGAATCTCCTCGACCTTCTGCTGGGCAATAAAACCGCGTTCTGCAAGGGCTAACTCGCGCTCGGTTTGCATCTGGGCTAACTTCAATTCTTGAGCTTTATCTGCCTTGTCTTGGAAGAAATTTAGGACTTGCGGTAGACCAGAGGCTAGGAATCCGATAGCGGAGGAAATAAGGGATAGCATTACAGGTGTCCTTTGAAGATGTAGTAAGTGGTAACTATGATTAGCGAGGCTATGAAGCACATAACCTTGAGTTCACGGAGCTTCTTTAGGTCACGCCCCAGTTCGTCGCGCCCCTCCTTAACTTCTTTAATTTGACGCTCTTTTATGGCTTGGATGTCCTTCCACTCGTAGTCAGCCTTTTCCTTGCCGTAGCGTTCTACAAGCTGCTGGTACAAGTCGTCCTCGGCTTCCTTCACTTCCTTGAGTCTCCTCCACTCCGCAAAAGCCGTAAGGATGGTGGTGTCGCCCTTTATTACCCGTTGTTTTTTCTGGAACTGTTGCTTGGCTTGGAGTTCTGCGACCCCAAGTTTCTGTATGTCTTGGACTACCGATTCAATCTCTTTACCCGCCGCAATCGCGCTTTTTATGCCCTGCGCTGCACTTTTTGCCGAGGCTACTAAATCACTCATTTATCCCACTTTCTCTCCTCGAAAGTAAGCCACACCATTTATGACTTCGCATAGTTCTGGAGGTAATAACATACCATTCTTAAACGTCAGGACACAGAATCCTGAGCACCAGTTAACTGGGTTTTCTTCTAAATAAACAAACTGGTCGCCAGTAGGTTCTGCAAGGGTTCCTGTGTCCACCCCATACCTTCTTCCTGGATTGTAATCAGTCCACGGAGTGACCATCAGTTTATGCAAGTGTCCCGTGACAATGCTTTTGCCCGCTTTTAAGACGTTGTTATAGGTCGCGTGTTGCCCGTTGTGCCACCGATGCTTGACGACCACCGAGTTATTTATGTCCACCCGCCAGCCTGTATGCCAGCCTGGAAAGTACGAAAACAAGTCCGAAAACTCTACTAAAGCATCCGCATGGGTAGCGATGTAGTTAAAAAGGCGTGTATCGTGGTTCCCATACGTCCACAGCTTAGTGGCGTTCTTAGAAGCGTTTGCAATCTCGTGTAGACGGTCTTGGCAGGCTTCTATCTCTTGCTTGGGGGTAGGGGGGTTAGTTCCCATCAGAGCGGCGTGGCGGCTGATTCTAGCCCCGTCAAAGACATCGCCGTTTAGGATGATGGTCTTGGGCTTAAATTCGGTCAGCAGGGAAACAAACGCCTTGTGCGCTACGGTCTCCTCCCCAGGCCAGTAATGGCAGTCGGAGGCTATAAAGACGTGCCCGTTATCGACTGTATGCGAGATAACTCGGCGATTCTCTGGGATGTATGTATTGGCGATGCTGTGTTGTCTTGCGGCAAAGGATGGTAGGGATACGTCCTTTAGTGCCGCCCGCCTTCGGTAAACCGTACCAACATCTATGCCTAGAACCTGCGCTACCTTCTGTGGACTGCCGTATGTCTTAAACGCCGCTATTAGTTCCTCGTCCGACACCTTTTTTAGTGCTACCACGCTTCCTCCCGCTTAGAGTCATTACGTCAATCGGCTCATGGGAGGATGTATCGTACAGACACGCCAGCTTTACTGCTTCTGCCGGAGTTAAGCCTAAGTGCATGGCAGCGATAGCAAAGTTTGCCCCAGTTCCAATTGCCCAAAAGTCGTTCTTTATCTTCGCAGGAATGATGGTACTCTCGTAAATCCAAATGCCATCACTTCTGAGTTCGAGAACGGTCACATCCGTATCCGAGTCTAGGTCAGCCCCAGACTCCAACGAATTGTAGAACTTTAATAGTTTATCCCAATCCCCGCAACCCCCGTAGATGCTGTTCTCGCCCCTACGGAGTTTCTCTACGAGGTAGAAGGAGTCATCACCGCTGACCATCGAATCTGCGGCAATTTCTCCCGTAGACGCTTTGGCAGCGATGGTGGTCATTTCACCACTAGGCTTAGCAGCAGGACGATTATGAAGCCAGCAGAGCCGATTAGGATTTGTTCTAGCCGCTTGAGTCGTGCGTTTATCCCCAGGTAGCGTTCAGCACAGACAGCCTCGTGGGTGTCTAGTTGACCCTTGACATCTCCGATGCTTGCCATTATTCGTCCTTTTCTTTCGGAACCTGAGCCTCTGCCTGCTCCTTTATCTTTACTACTAAAGGCCAAGCACCGCTAGATGTCGGCAACTGTCCCAGAGTAGCAAGGATGCCGTTGACTTCTTCGACAGTTAAAGTGAGTTTGACTTCCACGCTTACACCTGCTCTGGTGTTTCAGGTTGTGGTTGCATTGCCTGATAAGCAGCCACAACTTCAGGTGTCCATGCCGCATTGCAGATAGCCACGACATTATCGGGCTGGCCTGTTAAGTCCTGTCCCGGTGTCAAACTTGTGCGGTGATACTTCTTAGAAATTTCCTCGCCATCTTCTAGGATGCGGGTTGCCTCACGGTACAGCACAATGCCGTTTTCGCAAACAGTAATTTGGTCTACAACGGTTTGTTTTTCTAACATTTTTATTTCCTTTCTGGTTTAAGAATCCACTTAAACTAATTAGACAAAGTAAGTTATTGTTCCATGCAATCGGTTGTAGTTTGCTGTCCCTAAAAAATCAGCACCATCAACAGCAGTGGCGTTTACCGCATTTGTTGCTTGTTTAAGAAGGGTTATTGCAGAAGAACTTGGGTTAATGTCAAATTTTAGATTTGGCATATCTGTTGCGAACCTACGAACTTCGCCTATTGCTCCGCCAGCCTCTCCGGTAGCAGAAGATGTAAAAGGTAATCCAGTAATCGTTGCTGCACCAGTTGGGCTAGAAATTGCACTTGTAACTGCAATAAAATTTACAGTTACCATGTTTCCAACTTTTGTATATGTGCCGCTAGAAGAAACCATTGTGGCACTACCGCTTGTTGCAAATGTGTATTGAGGCGTCCAAGTCCCTTCCTCATAGTCATCCAAGCAATTCACATTTGCACTTGCTACCTGCGTTGCTGGGAAGATAATACCCACACCAGCCGCAGCAGTCGTTGTACCGCCTTTTAGAACATACGCACCGGATTGGGTGATGCGACCTGCTTCTGCTACGGTCTCAGACCCGTCAGGCGTAGTACCAAACACTAAGTCGGTTGGGTTATCACCTGCGGCGTGAGTGCCGGATGCTACGCCTTGAACATAAGCAAGAAGTGTTGGCGTATTAGATGTGGTGTCATTCCCGTAAAAGCCAATAGTTCCAAGTCCATTACCAGCACTAACGGTTGTGTCGTCTCTATACAGGTTTATGTAAGGGCCGCTAGCAGCGGCTAGTGTCATCGCTGGTCTGTCGGTTGTAATTGCCGTAGTCCCACCAACCAGTACTTCACCGCTGGAGGTGATACGCATACGCTCTGTTACGGTTCCTGCGCTGCTAGCAGTGCTGAAAGACATACGACTAGGGATTTGCCCTGTTGCAATAGTACCCTCAGATGCAACATTGATACCTGCGGAATAGATAAGTCCGGTGCCATCAGCACCATAAAAAAGCAACGAACCCAAACTGTCACCACTAACTATCGTTGTATTAGACCCAATAGCTCCACGGGTTTTCCCAAGTGCAATATAGCCAGATGCCGCAGATGCGTTATTGTTAATTACTGCAATTGAGCCTGTTGGAGTAGATGTAGTTCCTTCAATCAACAAACGAGAATTAAATTCTGTCCTTGTTGCGGAAGTGTTAATCAACACCTCCCCGTCGGAGTTGATACGCATACTTTCCACACCACCCTCTGCAAATGCAATCGTGTCAGCGGCTGGGGAGAAGATTCCTGTGTTTGTGTCACCAGAGAAGTGGATGGACGGGCTTGCGGAAGTTCCGGCAGAAGCCGCAATGGTTGCGCCACCAGACGCTACAAACGTACCAGCCACCGTCAACGGGTCACTAGAAGCCCCTGTCTGGAACTCCTTTAGGTGAACCATGAGTTCACGGATGGCGTTATTTATCCCAGAAGGCGCACACCCCTCATTGATGTTGATGCTTTCAATGTCGGTGTTGTCCGAGTTGGTCGTTGAATATTCACTTATCTTTGTACGAGGCATTTCTCTATTCTCCTAAAAGTCCGGTTTGTGTTCCGGCTGCTGTTCCAACTGCGCCACCTCTTATTGCGGCACTACGTCTTAACAATTCGTCTAATTGTTGAAGTCTTGTTAGTTCTTGCAACTGGTTTTGGAAGTTTGTTGAAAACAGGGTTGGCGCAAGGGCTTGTGCGGTTGGTTGGCCTGGCCCAGTTAGAGACCGTAGCAAGTAGTCAGTACCGCCACCAATTATGCCTTTTTGCTGAACCAAAGGAATCAACTCGTCTGTTCCCTCAAACTCACGCTGGGCAAGCTGACGGGGCATTGTTTGTGAGCCACCGCTAATCTTTACGTCTGTCTGGCGTATGATTTTCTCACGCGCCAACGAGTTTTGTAAGTCACCCCAGTTTTTGTCCCCAACAATTATCCTTAGTTGGTCGCGTTTCTGTGGGCTTGACCATACCCTGCGAAGTGCGTCTGCGCCATCAGCACCCTTGTTTATGTTTTCTTTTACGGAATCAAACACGCCCGCCCTAAATGCGTCTTTTTCTGCGTCACTTAAACTGCTAAAAGACCGCTTTAGTTCATCAGGGGAAAGGCGTGTAAAGTTTTGTCCGTTTTCTAGCGCGTTCAAAATCTCTGTCTGACCAGCAAAAACTTGTCTTGCTTGTTTGTAGGACTTTGGCCCAACTTGGTCAAGAACATTGACAAACTCTGTGCGCCGTTCTTTTAGCAACCCAAGTTCTGTGCGACCAATACCGCTACCAGGCTGTTTGCTTGTAAATAGAACGTCGTCTAGACCACGCTTTACATAGTCTAGGGTTCTCAGGTCAAACCCGCCGACCTTTTCAATGTCTGCGGCACTTACCGGTAGGTTGACACCCTCTAACGCGGCAATACGCCTTGCCTTTTGGTAAGCATCCTGAAACTGTGGATACTCCATCAGTTCAGTAATCCGCTTGTTTTGTATTACACCACCCTCTGAGAAGGCTTGGCGATACAACGGCGCGGCAACGGCACTTCTGGTCTTTACGATGTCGTCTGCCAAGTCAAGAGCAGAACCGCCGAAGTTTAAGGCGCGTTGGAAGTCCGAAATAACCCGTCCAGCTTGACCTGCGCCACGTTCTTCTACCAACTGACCGGCAATCTGTGCCGCGCCAGGATATTGCGCTACAACATCAGCTAGCCTACGAGTATTCTCTCCAGCCGCCTCAACAATAGTCTCCGGCTTGTAACCACTACGCTGAATGGTTTTGAGTTTTTCTAGTACCTGATTGGGGTTAAGACCGTCTCTTTGTAGAGCCTGAATTAGCTTCTCATCGGCGCGTCTTTGAAAAGTTTCTGCCGTGTCCCTGCCAAGCATTTGTGCTCCACTTTGAACAACCCTGCGCCCTGCCTGACCAGCCATTCTTGACGCTAGTTCACCTGTTGGGCCAAGGGCAACGCCAAGTCCTGCGCCCGTAGCTGCCCCTGCTAGGCGTTCATCTGGCTGTGCGGTTCCTGCGCCACTAATAGCACCGCTAACGCCGCCTGTTGCCGCAGCACCACCGTATCCAGTAGCCCTAGCAGACAATCTAGTTGCCAACTGCGGAACCCTAGCGGCTAACTGTGCCGCCCCAACGCCACCAGCAAGCATTGTTGGAACGCCACCGACTATTTCTGCCGCCATCGAACCAATTGGACTTTGTTCTTCAAACCGCTTCTTAGAACGGGCAATGTCGGCCAAAATGTCCTCGTACCTGCCTTCGCCAGCCGCAGCCCTTGCCCTTGCCTCAATCTCGTCTGCAAAGCCAAAGGTTAGCCCCTGTAACGCGGCGCGGCCATATCCGTAGTCGGTCTTAGGAGCCTGTGCCTGTTGTAGCGCAAACTGGTACGCTTGTTCGCCAGTTAATTCTTTGTCTGAATCAACCCGAAACTTGCCGACATTTGGAATTTCTACCTCGTATGCGGGCATATATTATCTTCCTATTGGGGTCACGGTTACTCCGGATGGTAATCCACCAGCAGCCGAGTTCTTAAATAGTTCTAACGGGTTTTGCAAAGACATCAAACGCGCATCGCCATCAGCAGGAGTTATTTTTTTGTTTAGAACCTGAGAGGCAATTTCTCCCTCTTTGATTAAGTATTCGTTAATACCTTTTAAGTAATCAATAATTGCTTTATTACCGCCTGGTTGATTGATAATTCTTGGCAAAGATTTTTTGAACAAATCTAGGTCTGCGTCAGACATTGTTCCAGAACCGGGTGGCCGTTGTTGAGGAACCAAACGGTTAATAATTGCTTCTGCGCTTTGCAAGTCGGTTAGTCCTTTGGTGTTAATACCAAAGTTTCCTGCGGCAAGTTTTAATCCAGCCTCAATACCGCCTGGTGACCTCTCTAATATAGAACCAAGTCTTGTAACGTCCTTTAATGTTCTTCTCGCGTTATCGCCAGATTTTTTAATATCACTAAAATCTTCTGCTTGTTTTTTAGACGCGGCTTCTGCAAACGGGTCTTTACCACCAGCAATTGCTGTTGCTGTTGGTGCGGGGGGTTTTTTAAGCGCAATATAATCTTGTAAAGAGGTTCCTGGCGGTATTAAATTTTTTCTTAACGCATCTTCAAATTCACCAATTATTCCAGGCCCAGCTTTAGGCGCAGACAGTTGCGCTATGTCAACAATTCGCTTGGCAGACTCTTGGTCGATATTAGGGTTCATAGCCAGACCCAAGACTTCCTGTTGGCTCATGGGCTGACGCTGACCAATCATCTCTGCGCGTTGTACCGTTGGCCCTGCTTGGCCGCCTTGCATAGCAAGCGCACCCTGTGGGCTTAACCCAGACATTCTCTCGTATGCCTGTTGCAATGCGGTACGACCAGCTTCTTGTTGCTGTTTCCGCTTTTGCATCTCCTGAATCTGCATACCCTTCAGCGCATCCGCTAGGGTCTTGTCAAACGTCTGCTGGTAAGCCTGTAATCCTACTGGCCCAGCCTGTCCGATAACCTGCCCTAAGCTAGGTTTGCCCTGCCCAGGTTGCCCACGCGAGGCTTGTAGCAGCGCAAAGCCTAGGTTTAGTAGTCCTTGGCTGCGGGCTTGTCCTTCTGCCCGTTGGCGTAACCCACCTGTGGGGTCGAGTAAACTGAGAATATCGTCTTCCATATCGTTATCCTAAAAGACTAGCAAGATTGATAGATTGCGGTTGATACCGAGTTCCGAGTAATCCACTACCGGCTGCGCGCTGTGCGAGCAAGTTGTACAGACCGGCATAATCAACGCCAGACATTGTTGGTTGTGCGCCGCCATAGTCAACACCACCGCCGCCGCCACCTCCTGCGCTTGATGGGTTTAGTGCGTTATAAACATTACTTGCCGTTCTTAATCCGCGAACTGCATCTGACAAACCAATGGTTGCCGCAGCGCCAGAGGAAAGTGCGGCAGATGTTAAGACAGGAGAACTAGCAACCTGTTCTGCACTCATTCCTTCTAGTATTGACGGGTCGATATTGCTTTGAGCAGCTCGGTAATACGGACTGTCTATTGCTTCTTGTCTTACTTGTTCAGCAGACATTCCCTCGCGAGTTAACGGGTCAATGTTACTAGCCGCTAACTGTTCCGCAGTCATTGGTGGTGCTGCTGGTGGTGGATTCATAACCTCTAATCCAATTCCAGCATCATAAGCGTTTGTGCCACCTAGCAAACCATAATCAACCGGCGGTAGTGACGGAGTCCCTGGGATAGACGTAATGTCTGGCGTTACACCGGGGTCTACTGGGTACACATCAACGCCAGCGCCAGGTTCAACTCCAGCACCCGTAGGAGTACCAGCTATTGATTTGCCAACCTCTCCCGCCGCCACCGCAGTTGCGTAAGCCTTCGCCCCAGCCTTTAGAGTATCCTCAAGGTCTCCGCCAGAACCAGCGGTTTGCAGGCTCTTTAGGGACGCGTATAAAGCTGGGTTTCCACTTAAAAGACCAGCAATTTCTGCCCCAAACGGGATTTCTGCAAATGCTCCAGCTATATCCCCTGCCCATTCCCCAAGTTTTCCAAACCTCTTTTTTCCTGGGGTAATTGTAATTGTCGTTTCAGTTGGGGTTCCCTTTTTGTCAACGTAACCGTATGTGGAACCACCAGCGCCCTCAAACGAATAAACTAACTCATCGCCAAGTTGAGCAATACCTTTTACTGGGCCAGCATATTTTCCTTTTGCAGAATAGTAGCTAATGTTTTCTGAGTCTAAGTCATATTTATTAAAATCTGCATCAGAAATTAAAAACCCAGAGCCCGGATTTTGATAACCGGCTTTTTTAAGTTCGCTTGTGACTAGCCCAGGGTCTAATTGAACTGATTTTAATTTGTCTAAATACTCTTGGTTTAGAAACGATTTTTCAAAGTATTGATTGTCTTTTTGGCGTAATCCCTGAAAAACAAACTCGCTAGGAACATAAACAAACTTTCCTTGGTCTGTATCTACGTTATGGTAAAAACGACCCGAACCTACCGGTTTAATCGAATTTATGGAAAATGTTTCAGGAGTGGCCATAATTAAAAGAAACTTCCAATGTAATCAATTATTTGTTTACGGCTAGACTCTGGTATTAAACCGCCGATAGTAGACGCTATTCCTAAGTTTTGTGCGGTGCGGTTTGTCTGCGCTTGTGGAACCTGCCCAAATTGTGACGACCCCATCGGGGTTCCGTAAACAGAGGACAAAAACCCTTGTAGTTGCTGGTACGGAAGCTGCTGTGCATACTGGTATCTCTGAATCTGCTCTTGCAGGGGCTGTGCCGCAATTCCTTCGCGGGCCGCGCCAACCGTTGCCAAAGCCTGAGAAGGCAAGAATCCCATCTGAAAGAACGACGGTGCGGCTTGGGCTAGTGCAGCCTGACCCATCTGAGCCTGCTGTTGTAGTCCGCGTTCTCTAGCGTAGTCCTGGCCAACGATGTTGGAAGAAACGTCGCCTAAAGCCCTTCCGTAGGCTTCCGTAGCACCGCCAATGGCACGCTCCATCGCGCCTGAACCGTAGCGTCCAGCTTTAGAATAAAGGCTTGCAACGCCTGGTAATACCTGTTCGCCAAACTGCTGTGTAATCGGGCGGGTAGCTGCCTGAACCATTGCGTCACGATACGGAGAGCCTTGCAAGAACCCGCCTGCGGCGGTCTGCCCAATCTGCCCTAAAGACGCTTGGTAGGCTTGCTGTGCGGCTTCTAGTGTCGGTTGTGCGCCGGTAGCCAATGCTTCTTGTTGGCTTAGGGCTTGTAGCGTCTGCGCGGAAGGCGAGACGTACATTTGTCCGGGGAATAGTTGGGGCTGTGCGCCGAAGAATAACTGATTGGCGCGTTGCAACCCCATTTCCAAGTATGGGCGAAGTGCTGGGTCAATTTTTGACTCGCCCGACGAAGTCCCTAGTGCTGCTGGTAAAGCACCTTGGCCTGGTGCGGTTCCAGGAACTACATTACCGTAAGCGTCAATTGCCATATATCACCTATTATAAAGATTATCCAACCAAAATGTAAGCATAAGTCTTGTCTGCCGTGGTATTGGCAAAGTGACTTATCGTTGCCTGTCCTGCTTGTTGTGCAGAAACGTAAATGTTCGAGTACGTTGCTGGTGCTACATAGTTAACCGTGAGAATTACCGACGGAGTTGCGGGTCTAGTAGGGCTGGTTTGCGCGGCTAAGTGTTCAATCTTGCAGTCTGAGTCCGTAGATGCCCACGCTAGTTGCACATAATCATCTGCTTGAAGTTCTATAAAGAAATTAAGCGCGGCAATTAAATGCCCGTCAGTCCCACCGTGGCTGTTAGGTACAGAAAACTTGCTGTTACTGCCAGCGACGTTAGACGCTGCACCGCCTCCGCTACCCTTCTTAAACCACACATCCACGTCTTGAATGGAAACGTCTGCGTTGGCAAACTGAATACTGAACGCAATGTTATATATCCCGTAGGACTTGACCCGAACCTTGTTGGTACTCTCTACCGAAACCCCGTTAGAGTAGTCGGTAGTGTCGTAAGAAATAATGTACTCGTTGGTGGTTGTCGTGGCCGTCTGGTCAGTCGTATCCTGAAACGCACCGTATGGCGCAGAGTCAGCTTCTGCCGCGTCCGAGAACGGAATCAGGACAATTTTTGTATCTACAGAAATACGCTCGTCTACTAGGGTCGTGGTCGTAGCGTTGCCCGTAGCAAGGGTAATAGTCCCCGTGTTGTTGGACTTGCCGTTCATCAGGTTGTTGACCACCTCGGAAATCTGCCGAGGGTTGCCACCTTGGTACGGTAGAACTCTGAACATTACCTAGTACCCGCTTGCTGAATCTCTACGTCTACCCCGATGGCAGATGACCAGTTATTGCCCGACGGCT